CATTTAGGTCTTCCTTCTTGGTTTAAACGATGATATAATCTTTAGATGGGGGCTGTGTCACCACCACATACCACGCAGCCTCCTTTTAAGGACATTTATGAATTTAGGTTTTGACGCAATATCACAATTTCCCATTTCGCAGATAGCTGCGGATAATCAAGTTACGGTTGCTATCAATGGTAATAATTTAACTTTAAGTATTGGACCTGTAGAAATAACAGCAGATGCTATTACAGAAGTTCCTGATCCAAATCCATTAACACTTGGTATTGGAACTGTAACAATTGTAGGTACAGCAAATCTTGAAGCACCTAAAACACCATTGGTTTTAGGAACGGGGAACGTTACAGTGTCAGGAGCTGCTAATGTTACAGCATCTGGAAACAACTTGATTATAAGA